CCGAACCGTCGCGCCAGATACCTACGGCGAAGCCATCAAGCGCTTCACCTCAGAGAAGCCAGGTGCGCGCGTGTTCCGCGTTCACGGCAAGGAGGATGAGGCGTGACCTACACACCGCGTGGCGTGCTGTACCAACTCACTGACGCTGAGGTGGTCGAAGCGCGTCTCGTCGGAGACGGCCGCAACATGGCGAACCGCAACAGCAAGGACAAGTCTTATTACCACCGCGAGAAGATGGAGGACGATACGGTGGCATCATTCGCAGCCGCTACTGCCGAGTGTGCAGTGGCACGAGTCTTCAATGCCGAGTGGCACGCCAAGGTCTGGCCGGCAGGTGAGCATCACCTGCATAGCGACGAGCCAGATGTGGGCGAGAACATTGAGGTCAAGCGCGTTCGCACTCCTGACGCTGGGTTGGTGGTCAGGGAGAAGGATCGCACGCTAGGGCGCTATGTCGTGCTGGCGTATCCCATCCCTGAGACTGGCTACACGCAGGTCGATGTGATCGGCTGGATCAAAGCCGACAAGGGTTGGCAGGTGGGCCGCGATAGCGGAGAGGGGTATGTGCGAGTTCCCCAGAAATACTTGCGCGCAGTTCCTAAGGAGGGAAGCAATGAGTAAGCAAATCGCAGCAGCGCTCGCAGCGCCGTTTACCGGCACGGATCTAAAGCAGCGCCCAGGGCGCGGCGGAATGACCTTCACCTACGCAGATGCACGAGCCGTCGCCCAGCGCCTTGACGATGTCTTGGGTCTGGCCGGCTGGCAGTTTGAGGTCAAGGTCGCAGACGCTCAGCGCTTCGTCGTCCACGGCACCTTGGTCGCCGTGATCGATGGGGTCACCACCGTCCGACAGGACTTTGGCTATCCCAACAGCGCGCAGGATGACGAGCCACTCAAGTCAGCAGCCAGTGACGCTCTGCGCCGCTGCGCTGCCCAGATTGGGGTAGGGCGGTCTCTTTATGCGTCTGGCACAGGCGCGAGCCTCTCCGTGGCTCCTACACCCCTCTCCGTGGCTTCTGTGAGGGTATCTCAGCCGTCGGTTTCCACGAGCGATGTGGCCGTAGCAGCAGCAATGCTGTTTGCAGAGGGTGAATGCCCTGACCACCGCACGGCTTGGTCGCACAAGCCTGCCGGTGTCAGCAAGGCTGGGAAGCCGTACAGCGCCTTCTACGCGTGCAGCGGCAAGTCGAACGGCACCTTCTGCCAGCGCAAGCCAAGCATCGCCTGGGTCAACGCGCAGCAGGCACCAACAGGTGAGCCTGAGCGCACCGAGACGAGCATTGAGGATCTGCCGTTCTGATCTGAGCGGCATCAACTACGGCTGGGAGAGACTGGCGACCTCCACCTCTCCCAGCCACTAACAGAGAGCGGAGGACTACATGGTTTGGTTCAAGTGGGTAGCAAATGCACATCGAGATGCGGAGATCTCGGCGCTGACTGATACGCAGTTCCGCGCGTTCATCACGATCATTGGTGAGGTCAAGTTGCTCCGCTCCGGCGGAGTGTTCAAGAACCGACAGCACCTCAAGACGGTCATCGGCGCACGCCTGTTTAGGGGTGTGGAAGGCCTGTTGAAAAGTGGTCTGCTGACCGAATCTGGAGACGGAGTCATTGCCGTGTCGAACTATTCTCGCTATCAAGTCGACCCCACCTCGACCTCTCGTGGAGAAAGGTACCGAGCACGAAAAGAGGGTGGGTTGACGGACAGAGAAAGAGAAGGAGAAGGAGAAAAGAATAGAACCCCTATATCCCCTAAGCGCTCTGGCTCTGGACGGCTCACGCCGCTAGGCGAGATCCTTGGAGGGAAGCGCTAAATGCGCGTCAGGTCAGAGAACCCTTCCGCTCGTGCTCTGGCATTGAGGAAGATCAGAGAGAACGAGACTCCTGAGGATCGAGCACATCGAGTGCTCAAGTACACGCTCTACAACCATCGGATGACGATGGAGCAGTACCTGGCCTTACGGCTGGCACAGGCTGACCGGTGCGGTGCGTGCAAGGAGCCGCTTCGCTTTGGTGAGCCACGAGCAGTGACGGTCGATCACGACCCACGCTGCTGCCAGTACGACGGTCTGGGTACCAAGAGGACAAAGGGTCAGCCGATCTCGTGTGGCAAGTGCGTCAGGGCGCTGCTCTGCGGACCATGCAACCGAGCGGTCGGATTCCTAGAGCGCTATCCACAGCGCTTGCATATGTGGATTGAGTATGTGAGGAGGGTCATGAAGTGAGCGCACACATTGCATTCGTCGGACCACAGGGGTCAGGGAAGAGCACGCTGGCAGAGATGCTGGAGGAGCGCCGACAGAGCCGGTACATCGTGCTTCCAATCGCCCAGACGATCCGTGAGGTGGCATCGCTAGCCTACGGCGTGGACTTCGACAAGAGCAAACACTACGAGCAGCGCCGCCTGGGCTTGGATGTCAAGACCTCAGGCCGCGAGATCCTGCAAGACATCGGCGCGCAGATGCGAGAACTTGATGCCTACTTCTGGATCAAGGCGTGGCACGACGCGTTCAACCGTCTTGCACCGCTAGGTCGGCCAATCGCCATTGACGATGTGCGTCTGCCACTGGAGGCGCACTTCCTCCGGCAGCACATTCCAGGGATCACCATCGTGCGCGTGTTCGCATCCGCACAGGCTCGGACGCAGCGTCGTGGGGTGCTTCAGGGAGCAGCCGATGTGACCGAGCACGGCTACCTCCAGACCGAGTACGACTTGCAGATCGACACAACAGACTTGACAGCCGAGAAGTCCTACGCGATCCTCAGGCAGTACATGGTGGATAACGGCAAGTGGTCGGCATCCCCAGAGGAGGAATCGTGAGCAACACAGACTTGACGGAACTAGAGACGCGAGCAGCGCAACTTGGCTATCACTACGACGGCCTTGTGCGCGTTGAGCACCCATTCGCTGATCAAGAGAATCAGGTGACCTGGACAATCGTTCTGACCGACACACAAGGCACAGAACTGACCTTCCAAGCGCCGACGATTGAGGGAGCCATTGAGGTCGCTAATGATCGAATGGCGCTGCTGTCTGGACTGGCTGACCTGTGAGCGGCTTCGCCTATCTCGGCATCACGCTTATCGTCATCAACACTGCGCTCTTTCTCGTGGTATTCGCTAGTCTGCCAATGAGCGTCAAGCGCGGCGTGGGCATCGCGCCGTCAATGATCTACCTGCTGACCACGGCAGCAACAGTGGTCTGGATGTGGAGGGCGTTGCAATGGCAGGCGTAAAGACCAAGCGCGCAGGAGCGGCCAAGCCGCCGGTATGGACGGTGACCAACTGCACCGACTGCGGCAAGATCATTGACTACACCGACCCTAAGCGGCAGGTGTTCCCTGCCACGCGCGTACTCGTGATCCACGACAAAGGCCGTCGCTTTGAGTGGCGGCACAAGGCGTGCGTGAAGTGAGCCAGATCGAGATCCTCACGCCTGAACTGGACGAGGGCATCCGCTGCGTCCAAGAGGGCGCAGATGCGTGGTGCTATGACCCCAAGATCGGTCGCCAGTTCGCCAAGTTGAGCATCCGGTACTCGGACGCAATCGCGCCAGAGGGCTGGTTCTTCCTCAATGAGCACATCTTCAACCGCGCAACCATCGCGGACTTGATCAAGGCAGGTCACCTAGAACTGCAACAGTCCGTGTTCACGCTGTCCGATGGCGGACAGGCACGGATAGGAAGGCTGGTACAGAAGTGAGCAAGATGAGCGACCTAGACATTGACGAGCAGAACAAAGAGAAGTCCAAGCGCGGCAAGCGCGCACGCAACAAGGGCAACTCATTCGAGCGCGAGGTCGCCGAGAAGATCGGCGGTGTGCGAGTCGGCCAGTACGGCGGCAAGACCGATGTCATGTCCGACTGGATCGTCATCCAGTGCAAGGTCGGCAACGGCTCCTACTCGGAGCGCTACGACGGCTGGCTCCGGTCGGTCAAGGGCAACAGCAGCCAGATCACCGCACTCGTGGTGGGCGACGCGCCTGGACCAGGCACCAAGCGCCGCACCATGATCGTGCTCGACTTTGAGGACTTTGTGGAGTTGCTAAATCATGACTAGGGAAGATGTGACCCTGCTCCGCGCAGGGTTCGCCAAGACCTTTGCACCGCATCTTGCAGAGAGCCGCCGCTGGTCTGCGTTCACCTTCATTGCCGACATCCTCATCGCACGATCCTTCAGCCAGCCGACGCTCATCGTTGAGACCGGCTGCGCTCGGCAGGAGAACAACTGGAACGGCGACGGCCAGAGCACCGTGGTCTGGTCATGGCTTGCAGGTCAGTTGGACGGCTTCGCCTATTCGGTCGACATCAACCCAGACAATGTCAACACCGCTCGCGCGCTGGCTCCGAACGCTCGCGTCACCGTGGAAGACTCCGTTGACTTCCTGCGGCACTTCGGCAACGCATCGTCTATCTCGCTGCTGTACCTGGACTCATTCGACTACAAGACTGGCAGCCTAGACGCGGCAGAGCATCACCTCCGCGAACTGCAAGCGATCTATGACCGACTACCAGCGGACTGCATCATCGCGGTGGATGACTGCATCACACCGACCGAGGGCAAGGGTGCGCTCGTCCGGCAATGGCTAGAGGAGCGCGGCAACCTTCCTGTCTTGGAAGGCTATGTCACGGTATGGCTCAAGTAGCATCCCTGCTCTTGAGTCTCACACTCCTGACTGGCTCAGGAGGACCGAGCCTCACACCGAGCGGCGTACCGACCGAGGGAGTCGCCACCTGGTACGGCACGCGCTGCCCTAAGGGCGTGACTAACTTTGGGCGTACCGATGCGTGCACTCCCTATCTGCCCAAGGCACAAGGTGGCCGTGGCGGTGAGTTGGTCTGGTATGCCGCTGTTGCCTCCTTCTCCTACTACGCCAAACCGTATACACTTCGCGTCTGTAGGAAGGACCAGCCGACTCGCTGTGTGACTGTTGTGGTCAGGGATGAGTGCGCCGGTCTGTGTAGGAGGGATCTCAAACGACCGTGGACAAGTCAGAGCAGAGCCATCGACCTAAGTCCAGCCGCGTTCTCTCAACTCGCGCCGCTCGGCAGAGGCGTGCTGGCGGTAACCATCAAGGAGTTACCAAAGAGCAGCGTGAGTTCCAGCAGGCTTGCGCCGCTTGGGCGCTGAAACTCAAGGTCAAACTGAATGCGCTGTTCAACCTCATGCCGCAGTTCGGCAAGACCACGCACTGGGCGCGAGAGCGCTATTACGGCGGCACCTTTGTCACCGATGCTGATCTCTACTGGATCAACTCGCGCGTGAACGATGAGAGCGAGATCGAGCAGTCAGCAAAGTTGCAGCGCTATGCCGCAGCGGTAGATCTCATGTGCCGCGTCTGCGCTGGCGAGGATGAGAAGACTCCGACCTGCTGGGATCAGACTTGCCCACTCCGTCCTGTGTCGGCTCTTCCACTCAGGATCTCCGAATGATGCGCTACGCTTTCTCGGCGGCCGCGCGCCTTGTGGTGCTGCGGCCACTCGCCCTGCCGGTGGTGTCCTCCCATCGGCAGGGTCTATCTTGGGGCAGCGTAGACGCTCGCACGACCATTAGGGCTATTGCCGGTCAGCGAGGTACGAGTGGTGCAACTCCACTCCTGCTCCACCACTACAGGAGGGCAAATGGCTAAGGCGCAGGACAAGTTC